AGTTGTCCAGCTGAATGGTACATTCTATATGTATCATCTGTACTACTATCTAATGCACCAATATAAAATTGTCCAATAGACATATAAACATTATCTGAGAATTTTGCTGTTACTGATTGAACATTTCCTGCAAAAGTTGCGGAACCCCCACTCATATCACCAGCATAATAAAAATCTTTGAATTTTTCGCTTGATGCTCCAAGATCAACAGTATTAGTATTGGTAACGGATACAGTTGCGGGTAATATAGCGTTAGTTGCAAAACTTAATCCCGCATGGTCAGTATCGGTTCCACTAATTGTTATATTATTCCCGCCAATTATTGAAATTAATCCTTTAGATCCTACATTTATGCTCCCTAAAACAGTTAAATTATTATGAAATTTTCCAAGTCCTTGCCCTCCACTATCCCATAAAGTTAATGCTGTAATACTATCAGATTTTAAAACTAAATCCCCAGTGCTATCAATTGTTCCAGTAACTGTAACGGTATTATCAAAAATAACATCATTTGTGAATTGAGATGATCCTGTATAAGTTACTTTTGTAGATGTTGTATTATAATAAATTGTTCCATCTTGATCTGATCCAATTTCTAGTTTTATATTATCATTTAATTGAACATTTTGAAAAAATTTACTTCTTACCTCGCTGCCATCCATGAAAAAATAAACAGCTGATCCACCAACCCCATCATCATTAATAAAAACAATATCCTTATCATCTGCTAAATTTTCTATATATAAATTCCCTGTATTATTTATCATATAGCTATTGCCAACATTTTCAAATATTTCTAAATCATCGGTTGCACCTAAAATTAATTTTTGACTATCAGCCATTTGAATATTATAAGCTCCCGATGTATTACCAACTGCTAAAACTGCGCTTAATGCTGGGGTTCCTGGTACAACTGGAATATTATCATCTACATATTTTTTTGTGGCTAAATTTAAATCTACTGATGGAGCTATGCCAGTTACTAAACCAGTAAAAGTTCCAGTAGTTCCAGAAATTGTACCTCCCGTTACGTTTCCTGTTAAGTTTCCTGTAACGTTTCCTATAACTCCTCCTGTATGAGTTCCTGCTGAATTACCTGTTAAATCTCCAGTAACATCTCCAGTAACATTCCCAGTAACATTCCCAGTAACATTTCCTGTTACGTTTCCTGTAAAAATACCAGCAATAGCACCAGTTCCAGTAATCGTTGGAGATGTTAATGTTTTATTAGTTAATATTTGAGCTGTTGTTAATTGTACAATATTACTATTTGTAATACTTAAAATTTTTGTTGAGGTTTGGGCGTTTCCGTAAACTGTTGTTACTGTTAAACTATTTGAATTTGGGTTATAATAAAAATTTGCCGCAGTATCTTTATATATCTGCCCGTTTGTTTCAGTATCATCATTATTTGTAGTAAATATCATCCTATAAGACAAATCAGAGGAGGCAGTTGTTATTAAAACCCCGCTTGCAGTATCTGCATTGCCTGTTAAGTCACCAGTAACATCACCAGTTAAATCACCAGTAACATCACCAGTTAAATCACCAGTAACATTTCCCTCAATACTAGCAATTAAGGTTCCAACTGCAAAAGTAGTGTCTGACGAATCAACAACAGTTAATGGCTCAGTTTCTAAACCAGTAAATAATCTAAATTTATTTGAATCACTTGCATCACTATATAAACCTAAATATTTAGTTGTAGCACTTTCAACATATTTACCATAAAATCCAATATCTAAAGTATTAGAAACATTGGCATTTGCTAATTTAATTAGTGGATCTTTTACACTTAAATCAATTGTATCAATATAGGTAACAGTTCCATTTACATCTAAATTCCCGCTAACAGTTACTAAAGTCGCAGTTGCTTGTATAATACTATTTTCTATATTATGGGAGCTTGAAAATACGGGAATACTGTTTGCAGTGCCTCCAGTTGTAGATGTAACCCCATCAATTTCACTGATTGTTTTCCAGTCAGTACCTGAAACAGTTGAAGTTAATACCTGTCCTGAACTCCCTGCTGCATTATTACCATCTTTTAATGCGCCATCTATTCTCATAGATCCGCCAATATGTAAATTTTCAGTGGGTGTTATTCCTATTCCTAATCTTGATGTTGATAAATAAATATTTGAACTATTACCAAAACCATCGCTTAGAAGTTTTGCAGTTCCTGTAAGTGTTGAGTTATCACCTATTTTTAAAATTGCATTATAAGTATCTTGAACCTTTAATCCTGTAAATGTAGCCATGTATATGTATTTGCTACAAATTTAAGAAATTTCATTTACCTTTTTTTTATTGCCCTTAACTATTCTTTTTAATTTTTTCAATAGATCTACCGCCAAAAAATGCTCCTATTGTAGTCATTAAAACAAGCTGTAAAAGATCGGTCCATTTTTCATCAACAGTAAAAGTAATAGATCCACTATCTATAAATACCATTATAACAGTGGTAACTATTAAAAAAATTAACACTAATGGTCTAACTGATCGTGTTAGCCAATTGCCATGCTCTAAATCTGCTTTCCATCTGTCTGTTACATTTTTTTGCATTGCGGCTTCTGCTTCAATAAAAATCTCTGTCATTTGTTTTTCAAACTCTGCCTTTTCGTCTTTTGTTCTAATAAATTTATTTACAACTCCACTAAGTTGATTAATAATACCACCTCCAGCATTCCCAAATAATTTAGCTAATATTTTACTCATAATTTTAGTTATTGTATTATTAATATATTTTAATATGTAATGCGAAAAATATTAAAAAAAAATTCAATTCCTGATAATCATTTTCATCCTCTTTTGGATAGTAACTAAATCCAAGCAATGGACCAATACTAAATCGTTCTATAATAGCAAATTCCCAATTATTCATAAATTATCTGCTCTCTAATTAATATCCTATTAATAGCATTTTGTACATCCTCTTTTGAAACTTGTATTTTAAAAGATAAATTAGCTACAAATTGCATCTTTACTTTTCCATCCTTTCCAAGTATAGCAATTACAGGAACTGATTTTATAGTTTGCCTTATTTTAGCTGGTTGATCCTCCACCCATACATATTGAATATCAGCATTTTTAATACCTCTGAGGTCAAAATTATTATCTTTATTCCATTTATAATTGAAATGTAGGACTGATAATTTTTCTTGAGAACTAGCAGCAGTAACAAAAAGGGCAGTTAATAGAACACATAGTAATATTTTTTTCATCGTCTTTTATGATTTTCATATATTTTATCTGAATTTTTTTTAATTGCTTCTTTATTTTCTATAATATCATCTTTTAAGTTTTTTGTAGACGCATCTATTTGTACAATAGTTGATCTTATTAACTCATCTTTTAAATTAAATTCCATTTTTTGAACAAATTCATCTCCACTAAAATTATCTATTTTATTATTTATATTTTTAATTTCACCTTGTAAAGTAAACCATATACTCGCCAATGAAATAGTTCCCGCAATTATAATTCCAATAGTTTTTAGATCTAATTGGACATTTGTATTTTCATTTATTTTAGTTGCCATTTGTTATATCTATATATTGCGTTTTTCCCTTATCTCTAACAGCTTTTAAAATCCTGTTTCTGTTTCCATTTGTAACTCCATAACTAACCGAATCAGATACATAACTAAGATGCACCCAATCAGGGTTATCACCATTGCCAAATTCCCAAATAATTGTATCAAATTCTAAATTTTCTTTTATATAATTAAACATTTCAGCATTCGTTTTAAATCCATAAACATCATCAATATCAATTGCCTGACCAAAACAATGTTGACTTGTTTGTTTGCCATTTTTAGATGAGCCGCCAATCGCCTTGTTAAGTGCTTCAGATCTATAGAAACTATTAATCTTTATTGGACCACCAACCCATTTTCTAAGTGGCTCAAAAATGCTCTCAGCCACTCCCTTCATATTAGTTAAAATATTCCCATCTGGAGTATTTGCTAAACCTAAACGCATTGCGGTGATAGATTTAGTTGCCTCCTTTTCTGAGATGTGTTTGCTAATCATTTTTTATTTTTTTTTTTATAATTATATCTAAATTTATCTAATGTATAAAGAATAGTAACCAATAATAAAACAATTTTTAATGTTATTTCTATATCTGTCATTGAAATTCCTAGCACTAATGTGTTAATTATATATATTTTCATGTTTGATGTTTCCATTTTAACTGGTTTGTTCTACTTTATTTGATAGTTCTAAAATTGCTCTGAAATATGTATGATCTATTAAATCATCCTCAAGATATGTAACCCCCTCATTTTGAACAGCATAACAGTTAAAATTATCAGAACTTAAATCAAAACCACTTTGATTTTTTGATATTAATAATGCCATTACTTGGCTCATTATAGTATTTGCATCTAAATCGCCTCCGCTAGAACCTGAAAATCTTGTAATAACTTCAACTCTAGTAATACATTCAACATTATATTTAGATTTATTATCATCAATGGCATTAGTCGATAGTCCATAAACCCTAATATATGGATAAGCGGCACCACTAGGCACCCTATTATAAATTAAAACTGTAGAACTATCATGGGTAATCGCACCTGTTAAAAGAGTTATTATTTTTTTTCTTATATATTTAATAGGATCTAACATTATTTTATAGCTTTATTTATTTTTATTTTCAACCTCTTAAGTAATTCATAAAACCCAGCTCGAACCGCTGGAAAAAAATAGGGTTGCGGGTTCATATTAACCTCTTTTTTCCCATCCCCTTTAAACATTGATTTAATCATTGATGGATCTATTCCTAATGCTTGAGCGTCTGCGGTTGACACTAAACCACCCGTACCAAATTCAACATAAGCGGCATATGTTGCAAGTGCCTGTACATACGCTTGATTTTTTGAAGCACCAAATCCAATAGTTTGCTTTAAATGTCCAATATCAACAGGAACCATATTAGTTGCTTCACTTGCAATATCTGCGGCTGTATACCCTAATTGATTGCTAAATTCTTGTTTACTAAATTTTTTTAGTTTATTTAGTTTCTTATTTAACATAGCTAAATCATTTGGATTTATTTTTATTCTAGCTAGTGCCATTATTCTATTTTTGTACCTATTATTTTAGTAATATATTTAAATTCACTTTCAAATACATTATTTATTCTATAATTATCACTACTACCATCAATTTGAAAAACATACTCTCCAGGAAGTTGATCTATTGTTTCAGCTCGGCATAATAATTCCACATTTGTTTTAGTTTCCCTTTGTCCATACTTTGAGGATTTTTCCCCGTCTATTTGTTTAACATTTGCCCAAATAGTTGAATAAGTTGATAAGGTATTAGTAACCCCTCCATAACCATCTGAAGTATTATTAAATTGTTTTATTATTACTCTAGTATTTAATTTACCTGGATTCATTATAAAAACATGGTTTTGTATGAGTTTAAAATATCTCTAGCATCAGTTGGTATTAAATCAGATGCATTATTTTCATCACCACTATTAAAATCACTTCTATTCTCGTAATATGTAGATGCTAATTGTAAAATTGCTTGTTGTAATAATGAATCATTTAATCCCTCAGTTATATAAACAACTGTAACTTTTTTAGCATATCCATTATCCAGCTCAATAGTTTCTTTGTCCAAGCCAATATTCGTATGAGTTAAGGAAACCCCATCAGCATGAATACTAGAAATGGAATCAACTGGACCAAAAGGTAAATCAAAAACTCCACTAGTTTCATCTAAATAATAAGATCTATTTTTAGCGACTATATCCCTAGAAATATAATTCTCACACCAAATCCTGGATTGAGTTATTTGCCTAGCTATTATAGCATCATCTGCGGCTGTATCAATTTTAGCATATAGCTTTAAATCCGCTGAGCTTACTATTTCTGAACCTGTTGTAGAATTAATTTTTACCTGTACCATTTTTTGTTTCTTTAGAATCTAATTTTAACTCTTTTGTTTCTTTTTTTGGTTTGGCTTCTTTTTTTTCAATAGCTACCCCCCAACCTTTAGAGATCCATTTAGTTAAATTAGATTCGTTAATTTCAATTATATCACCTTCTTTATAATTTCGCCCTTCTTTAGAAATTGATGTTAAAAGTTTTATTTTCATAATAATTATTTTATGTAAAGATAAAAAAAAAGCACCACTAAGATTTTACCTTAATGATGCTTAAATTTATCTATGAAATCAAAGCAAAGTTATTAAAATTTTTTTTATAAATTCCCTCCGCTCTTATTCTTATTGTTTTTTGTTCTTTATTTGGTATAATAAAAAACCCATTTAACTGTTGATGATATAAGGCAAAATAATCAACAAATTTTAATTTATAAAAACGCCCACCTCTACGCAAAACGCATTGTTCTGAGTATTTATTATGAGTGTTTTTTTTTCTGTCTTTACTAATAAATTTAATTTGGATCTTATAGAGCGATCCATTTTTTTCAATGATACAATCATAATGGGATGCTCCTAATAGTGGCATACAGACGTTAAAACCTTGCTTCATTGCCATTGTAGAAAACAAATACTCGGCATAGCATCCTTTTTGGTTGTCATTCACCATGTTAAGATATAAAAAAAGCCAATTAAATTAATAACTGGCTTTTTAACATTCACGGGAATTTAAACAAAAAACAACTAAAATTTAAAAAGTATTATGTGAATGTATAATTTTTTGAATTATATCCAAGTGATATAAAATTTTAATTTTTTTTATAGTTGGCAAAGTTTTCCATATTTCAGGATCTATGGAGCTTTGAATTATATCATCTATATTAATTGGTTCTGGCATATTTATTAATTATTTTTTATTTCATTTGTTAATACTGAAAATCCTAAAATTGCTAGAATAATTCCTGTTAAAAAATCACCATAAAGATGTACTGCTCTACAAGCTAAACCTAGCAAACTAAATGCTAAAAGATATTTTATATATATTTTATTTAGATTCATTATTTTTTATTATTTCAATTAAACCTTTTGAATAATCTTTATAAATATTATTTAAAACAAATTTCTGATTTTGTCTTTGCCTTTTAGCTTTTTTAAAATTATGTAAAAATTTTTCCCTGTTTGCCATAATTATATTTTTATAGTTAAAAGGATTATTAATAAAGTGGCTACAGCATAAAAGATAATTAGCCACTTCCAATTGTCTGGATTTTGATTTAAGAATTTAGTTATCATTATATTTTTCTTTACCACAAAACCATTTATCAAATTTATCAAATTCTATTTTACGTTGAATATCTTTTTCTAAATTAAATTTTGTTTGTTTTAATCTTTCTAATTGATTTTTAATAACAGGTATTAAGTACAATGTATTATCTCTAATAGAATTCTTTAAATGCTTTTTAAGAGCTTTAATATCTCTTTTAATATAATCTATTTCTTTCATTTGTTAAAATATTAATAAATCAATTATTTGTTCTCCAGTTTTTTTGCCATTTAATAAAATTTCATAATTAGGGTCCATACCTGAAATAGTTATATCATTAATTAATTCATCCATATTATCAAAACTTTTTGTGTAATAATTGCAGTCGATAGTATAATTTTTCATTTTGTTTGTTTTTAATTATTTTGTTTTTTTAGAATAAGATTTTAATAGTTTTTCATATTCTTCTTTCCAGAGATTTTCATAATACTCTTTAGTTTCAACATAATTAAAAGCTTCTCTTAAATTTAAATTTTCCATTTTGTTTGTTATTTTATATTAACTTAATTATTTTGTTTTTAAATATTTTATTCCATTCCAAATCCCTTGTATCCTTTTCCATCGTAGAAATATAAACCTGTTTCATATTCTAAATCGAATTTAGAATCATTTAAAACGTTATGTAGTTCGTCTTTAGTAAGAGTATTTAAATAATATTCTACATCTTTAAAGTCTGAAGTTGTTGTTGTTCCGTGAAGATTTAGGATGTCTTTGACTAATTCTCCTTTAGTTATTTGATTCATTGTTTCCATTTTGTTTGTTATTTTATATTAACTTAATTATTAATATACTTTAAATATACAAAATATATATTAAACTAACTAATTAATTCCTTATTTATAATCGTTATAAATAAGACGGTTATTTTATTAATCTAAGACCATATTCCTTAGCTACATAATTAATATGTTTCTGAGTCGTCATTGACCACCATCCTAATTGGTGCAACTCGTTGCCCTCTATCGTGGCAACGTGAGTTGAGTAGCTCCATACTTTGTTTCCTTGTACGGCAAGGTTCTGTTTATATTTATCTAATTTTATCATAATGGTTTTTTTCTCTCCATTCAATTTCTTCTGTTAACTCATCTGCTCTTAATAAGGCATCATTCCTTAATTCCCTTAACTTACTATTTTGTATTTTGATATTAGCTAAATGAGTTTGTAAATTATTTACATAAAAACAAATATCTATTAAGCAAGATTGCATTTCAATAAGCTCTTTGTCATCTATATTATTATCAACTTTTTTATTTAATAACTCAACTAATAAAATAGCATTATTATAAAATGAAAGGTCTTTAGTGTTTTGTGTTTTGTTTATCATCTACCTCAATTTCTAAATTTAATAATTCAATAGTTGAATATATTAAATTATTTTTATCTTCTTGGGTTTTCATTTTTTTATCTATTCTTATCCAAAAATTACCAGAAGGTGGTGGATTAAAAAATGCAATTATTAATCTGCCTATTTCTCTCATTGGTCTCATAATTCTTTAATTTAAATTAATCAATTTCTATAAAACCACAATTTTCTTTACAATCTGAACATCTAAAAGTTTCCCAATTATTTAAATATGGTTCTGCTCCACAACAATTTGATACTAAATTCATTTTAATTCTTTTAATGCCTCTTTAAGGCTGTTTAAGTACATCTCCTGCATCTTTGCGTTCTCTTTAGTTACTTGGTCCACAATGAAGGGTAAGTCTTTAAAAAGCTGCTCTACGTTGATTACAAGGCACTTCTCCTTGTCCTCAAATCCGTTATGATACATATAGAGTTCACCATCGGAACAATGCAAAGAGTGAGTATCATAAACGTAATGATGTTTTTTAGCTGCTGCTAATTGTTTTTTTAGCTCATCTATTTCATACCCATATAAACATCTTTCTCTCTCTGCGTCCCAGTAATCAAAATAGTCTTTAGT